TTAGGGTAGTGGGCGAGCGCAGCGAGCCCATGAGCGAAGCGAATCCAGAGGCGGTTAATTTAGCCTCCGGATTCTATCCATGGGCGATGTATGTTAGAATGGGAGATCGCTTTCGTAGTCGTTGGTTTCGCCCCATTCGATGTCATTTCCGAGGCCCATTTCACGGTTACGGATTTTATCTATGTGAGATGATGGTAATGGGCACTCCTCCGGTATATCTGGGTAAGGTGTGTTGTCATCCCGATTCCAATCATATAGCCCGGTGTCTATATACTCGGCAGTTAATTTGGCATCCAGCTTCCAAAACATTGCCCAGAGCTTCTTGAGCTTGCGCTCTACCTTTTGTTGGCGATGTGCTGGATGGACACCAATCTCCAACATATGTATGCGGTGTTCTATATGTTTCTGTTCTAAATAATCCATGATGCTTATCTCCTGTATGAAGTTAAAAAAAAATTTATTTATTAGGGAATATCCTTTTTCCAAAATAAAAAAATTTGACACGAACAGTGCTATTTTTTTATGTAAAAGGATAGTTGGTAGTTAAAGTCGAAATAGTTATAAGAAACGTATGCTTACCGTACATAAATATAAGCTCTGAGAAAAAAAATGGGTTTTGGTTTTATTTTTTTTGGAAGAGTCCTATTCTCAGTAAATAAAAAGCATATCCAAGTTAATAAAAAATATGCGAAGCATATCCGATAAAATGCTTGGATATTCCGAGCTTTTCAACATCATAGCTTTTCAATATCATACGGAAGGCACCGAAGGTGCCTGGAGTCCTGGGATATGCCGAGCTTTTAAAAAAATCTAAACCAAGAGTCATGACGAAGTCATTCCTTTCCAGCACATAGATTTTTTCAGTGCTGGCTGTTAGCGGAGTACAGCAGTACCCCATAGCTGGACTTTGGCAGAGGGGTGGGGGGGTGTTAGTATCTAGATATACCTACCTCACACACGGCTTTGCATTTAAAGGCTCATACAAGCCATATAAAAGGATAAACCTTAAAAGGTAGGCTACCCCCTTAGTGGACCAGAGATAATTCAATAGGGGGCTTTAGGATTCCTTACAGGATTATATTACGATGTGGAAAATAGAGTTAGATATAGAAATTGAAGAGTTAAACGAAGATTTACTGAAAAAGCTGTATAATTGTATAGAGGGATTAGACGGTGATGTTATTCGTATATGTGTGGAGGATATAGGGGATGGAGAATAATTGTTGTCTATGTGGTATGGAATTGGAGGGTTTGGGGCACAATGCTTTTCCTTTAGATGAGGGTAAGTGTTGTGATTCTTGTAATTATCTTTCTGTTATTCCTGCGAGGATAGAAGAAGCCCATCATTCGGGGAAATTTGCAGGAGGTGAAGATAAGAAATCAGGGCTTCTAAGAAAGGACTTATGAGTAATAGTAGTTATTATTATAGTCAAAGAAAAGTATATAGTATATATATATTATTAATATTTATAGTAATACCTTTTTTTACTAAAGATTATATAGAGGATAATAATTATATAGAACTTATGAATTATTGTTCTGAGAGAGAAGAATATTCAATGGTGGTATTTGACTCGATTAGGAAGGATAAGCCATTGGGATGGTGGAAGAGGGATTGGTATGAATATCCTTATCACTATGAAAGATATACGGATAGGGTAAGGTGGTGGGATGATTTAACCTTTGAGGTAAATGGTCTTATAAGTATGGGTATGCTCTCTTTTAGGATTAAAGAAGCTGTTTACGAAACTTGCCTTGATGTATAAAAAAACCCCAGGATGCTATTAGTCCTGGGGTTCCGGTAGTGCATTTGTGTTAATCTTAGTTAACACACATAAAGGAGGTGACGGAAATCTCCCTCGGAGATATGAAGAAAGCCATCACATACAAGACTATCATATTCATAATTTTAGTTTCAAGCTTTAATTTAGGAAAATCAGGTACTGTCTGTAATAAGGTCGACTGCTATGAAGTACCTGATGATATCTTTCATAAAAAGGTTGATGATTGTTTGTATCAAGCTCAGATGAATATGCTGGCATTGGGATGGAAAAAGGACAATAACTGGAAACAAGTTGAGTGGGCAGGAGGAAATAAGGTGGTTAGGTGTATGCCTTACATCCCTAATTACTTTAAAAACGGTCAGGAAACACCAGAACAAATAGCATTTCTAGAAGAATTAAGGTGTAGACTGCACAACATGAAGAGAGATCCAGTTATGTATCAGATATATTATTACGAGTTATGTATGCAAACCTTCAATTTAGAGCAATATCGCTAAAGCTTGTATGTACCTTTTGGGTACACAATATAACTATACCCCACTTTCGGAGCCTTTATGCTTGATCCAGCCACAATAGGGTTAGCTATAGCTGGAGTCAAGAAGGCTGCCGAGCTAGTCAAGTCAGGCATTGAGGCTGCAAAAGATGTCAATGATGTTACGAAAGACTTGGGAAGGCTTTTCGATCATACGGAAACTTTATCTAAAGCCAAGGCAGAGGTTAGCAAGGGCAAGAACAAATCACTCAACCAGCAGGCTATGGATATAGTCGTAGCTGAGGAAAATGCTAGAAAGCAAATAGAGAATATTAAGCAGAAGCTGTATTGGGGCCCATATCCTAATGGCGCTAAGATATATAAGCAATTCCTTAAAACCAGACAAACCATGCTCAGAGAGCAGAAACTTGCGAGGGAAAGAGAGATTGCAAGGAAAAAACAACTTATAGATAATATAGTTTATTATGGAACCATAATAGGGATTATAGGTTTTGGTGGTTTTATGATATGGTTTCTCGTAGATATGGCCTTTGATATGGGGCAAAAAGCAGGTAAGTGGTGAGTATTTTTGTATATGGAGTAAAAGAATTGACCGGACAAAAGAAATTTGAGCCTGACAGTAGGTATGCTGTACATGACCTTGATGGGGATGGCGTCGTTTCTGATGAAGAGTTAAAGCGTGAGGAACGAATGATCCGTATTGAAAATGCGGATAAAATGGCAGATCAACAAAGGATTATGTGCTGGGTTTCGTTGGCAAGTGTAGTGGCAAGTGTGGCACTTGTTATGACTCCCTTGGTGCCGATTAATCGCATTGATACTATATCAGCGTTACTCAGCACTTTTTACGTAAGTAATTTTGCTATTATTGGATCATTTATGGCTACGAGTGCTTGGTCAAAAAGAAAGAATGGAGACTAAATGGCTGGCTTGGCTGGACTTCGCAGGACATTGGAGAGCAGTCAGTATGCAAAAAAACTGGCAGATACCAAATGGCGTAAGAGTCAAAGAGTTTAAAAACAAAGATGAAGCTTTAGAGTTTTTAGTAGAGGCAAATGACTACAGCAGAAAAAACAAATCCTAAACTTTGGGAGAAAGCCAAAGCAAAAGCAAAGGCTAGAATGGGTGGTAAGCACTCAGCCAGGGCTATGCAGTTGGCTGTTAAGCTTTACAAAGAGATGGGTGGAGGATATAAAGGTAAAAAGAAGGCAACAAATAAGCTTTCTAAGTGGACAAAGCAAGAATGGACTACCAAGAGTGGAAAGAAAAGCAGTGAAACTGGAGAGAGGTATCTTCCAAAAGAGGCAATAAAGAAATTATCTTCTAAAGAATATGCAGCCACTACCAAGAAAAAGAGAGCAGATACCAAGAAAGGTAAGCAATTTTCCAAGCAACCAACCAAAATAGCAAAGAAAACAGCAAAGTATAGGAGAACATAATAATGTGGCAGAGTTTAATTAGTCCTATAGCGTCCGTAGTAGGAAGTTTTGTTGAATCTAGAGTAGAAAAGCAGCGTGGAAAGACCAAGGTAGCTGTAGCTAAAGCTGAGGCAGAGGCAGAGGTTTATAAACAAACTTCGTTGCAAGAGGGCAACTGGGACAAGATTATGGCTCAAGGGAGCCAACAGTCATTTAAAGACGAATGGCTTACCATTTTATTCTCTCTTCCTCTGATACTTGCATTTATTCCAGGGGCAGAAGGCATAGTGCAGAATGGATTCGAACAATTAGAGATGATGCCAACGTGGTATCAATACAGTCTAGGTGTGATAGTGGCTGCCTCATTTGGCGTGAGAAGTGCTACTAAATTTTTCGGGAAAAAATAATGGCGTTTAGTTTAAGTGCAAGAAGTTTAGATAGGCTTAGAGGGGTTCACCCAAAGCTTCAAGCTGTTGTGAGAAGAGCAATATCTTTGACCAAGGTTGATTTTGGAGTTATTGAGGGTGTAAGAACTCTTGAGAGACAGCAAGAATTGTTTGAATCTGGAGCTAGTCAAACAATGAAATCTCAGCATCTTCCAGATGAGGACGGATATGGCAGGGCTGTAGACCTTATGGCATATATCAATAATAGAGGATGTTGGGAGCTTAAAGTTTATGATGACATAGCAGATGCCATGAAAGAAGCAGCCAAAGATGCAGAAGTAGCTGTTAGGTGGGGATGTGCATGGCAAATAAATAATATATGTGATTGGGATGGAACAATGGAAGAAGCCATGAATGCGTACATTGATGGCAAGAGAGCTAGAAATCAAAGACCATTTTTAGATGGTCCTCATTTTGAATTAGGGAAGGTAAAAGACGATGCAGCTTAGTCCAACAGAATACAGATATCAGGTTTTATGGCCTTTGTTAGAGCAAAAGGCAGAGCAAAAAGAATGTCATGATAAAAAAGTTGAGGAAGTTAAGGAGACACAAAAGGTTAGGACAGCATAGATATGGCTATTGTTTACAGAGGCGAGAGATTTGAGGGTTATAACAAACCTAAAAGAACTCCAAAGCACCCAACAAAAAGTCATGCTGTTTTAGCAAAAGAAGGAAATACAATAAAATTGATTAGATTTGGACAACAAGGCGTTAAAGGTGCTGGTAAAAATCCCAAAACAAAAAAAGACAAAGCTAGAAAAAAGAGTTATTATGCTCGGCATAACGCTCAAGATGCTTCACCAAGCAAGTTAAGCGCTAGATATTGGTCACATAAGGTAAAGTGGTAGGAGATTTAGGATGGCAAAAGGCGTTCCTCATTATTTTAGAGATGGCACATTACACAAAGGCAAGATGCATAAAATGCCCAATGGTCAACTGCACTCAGGAGCGACTCATGGAAAGAACAGCAAAAGGCTTTATCATTTAAGCGAGCTATCTGATAGAGCTAAAAAGAAAGCAAGATCAAATAAATCTCAAAGAGGTTAGATATGCCAAGGCAGTATAATAAAAGAATTAGGAAAGAACATCAGGATGATGTTAGACGCAAAATCCAATGTTCGCAGCTTATCAATAGGCTAATGGATAACATAGATGGCAAGATTGAGCTTAATTCTACACAGGTTAGGTCTATTGAAATCCTTATGAATAAGTCATTGCCGAATCTTTCAGATGTAAGAATGGATATGACGGGAAATAAAGTTACATTTAATTTAAGTTTAGGTTCAGAAGAGCAAGAAGAACAAGAAAGTGCAGATTGAATACAAACCTCCTGGCAAGGTAGCTAGTAAATTTCACTTATCAAATGCCTTCGTTCGAGGGCTTATGGGACCAGTTGGCTCTGGAAAATCATCAAGTTGTTGCGTAGAGGTTGTTTCAAGGGCATTGAGACAAAAACCTCATAATGGAGTGAGAAGCTCACGATGGGCTATTATCCGTAATACATATCCAGAATTAAAATCTACAACCATTAAGACATGGCAAAGCTGGTTTCCAGAAGAGGTCTGTCAAATAAGATGGGATGCTCCAATAACAGCATTTATGAAGATACAGGATATAGGTGATGGCACAGC